AAAGAGTATTATGCCCACCAGCTATATTGTCATCTCCTACCCCACAAGTGTACAAAGAGTGACAACCTAGTCCAATATTTCTAGCTCCAGTAGTATTTGACCTAAGTGATTCATTACCGAGTGCAGTTATTTGTGTTCCAGTTGTGGTAGCTCCTGCTGCGTTATATCCAACTGCGGTATTTCCACTAGGAGTAGTATTTGCATCTAAAGCTAAAGTACCCACAGCTACGTTCTGCGTTCCAGTTGTGTTTAATAAAAGAGCATGGTATCCAATCGCAACGTTGTAACTTGCTGTTGTATTACTAGCTAAAGCATTACGACCTACAACAGTATTGTCTGCTCCAGTTGTTATGTCATGTCCAGCATATGATCCTACGAGAGTGTTTGCACTAGCTGATGTCATCCCAGAACCAGCTTCATTACCTATAGCAGTATTTTCATTGCCACCTGTTAACTGAGACAAAGTACCATAACCAACAGCAACGTGTCTATTACTATTTCCACTGATACTAGCTAAAGCAGCAAAACCAACAGCAGTGCTTCTAATACCTGTTGTATTAGCTCCTAAAGCACTGTTACCAACTGCTACATGATCTCCACCTACTGTATTAGCATCTAACGCTTCATCACCGACAGCAGTATTTCTAGCTCCAGTTGTATTAGACGCTAAAGCATTTTGACCGACAGCAGTGTTAGCTGAAGCTGTAGTATTGGCTTCTAATGAAGCTCTACCAACAGCCACGTTGTCTGTTCCAGTTGTGTTTGCGTTTAGGGCTGCATAACCTACAGCAGTGTTGTTATCGGCTGTCGAATTATTTGATAAAGCTGCTCTACCAACCGCAGTATTACTAGAACCAGTTGTATTTGCTCCTAAAGAATCTTGTCCAACAGCAGTAAGACTTGAACCTGTGGTATTAGCATCTAAAGAGCTTTGTCCAACAGCAGTATTTGTTTGTCCAGTTGTGTTTAGCATTAAAGCTTGCCTTCCAACTGCTGTGTTGTTATTTGCAGTGGTGTTACTTGCTAAAGCATTATGTCCTACTGCGGTATTACTATTTCCTGTTGTATCTGTTGTTAACGCTTGAGCTCCAATAGCAGTATTAAAACTTGCTGTAGCAGCATCTAAGGCAATATATCCGACTGCTGTATTTTGCTGTCCATCTGTATTAGCTTCTAAAGCATTAGCACCTACTGCTACGTTTGATGCTCCAGTTGTGGTTGCGTTTAGGGCAGATAATCCAACTGCTGTATTATTATTTGCGGTTGTATTTTGTGATAATGCAGCGTAACCCAATGCTGTATTACTGCTACCTGTGGTATTAGCATCTAAAGAAATGTAACCCAAAGCAACATTATTATCACCAGTTGTGTTTGCTGCCAATGCTTGACTACCAACTGCGGTATTTAATGCTCCAGTTGTGTTTGCTCCTAGAGCATGACGACCCATTGCAGTGTTGTTTGCTCCTGTAGTATTGGCATCTAAACTATTTGCACCAACGGATGTATTGTCTGCTCCAGTAGTATTAGAACTTAAAGCTCCATATCCAACACCTGTGTTTAAACTTGCTGTAGTATTAGCAGTTAAAGCAAACCCACCAATTCCAGTGTTAAAACCGCCAGTTGTGTTAGCGTTAAAAGCGTTAGTTCCTACCCCTACGTTGTGATTTCCAGTTGTGTTAACCAATAATGATTGAACACCAACAGATATATTGTTATTACCAGAAGTATTAGCTCCTAAAGCATCACCACCTACAGCTATATTGGCAACACCAGTAGTGTTAGCATCTAAAGAATTAGCACCTACAGCAGTGTTTGATGCACCAGATGTATTAGCACTTAAAGCGTTTTTACCAATCGCAGTATTATTTCCACCAGAAACAGAAGCGTCTAAAGCACTCTCTCCAAGAACAGTGTTACCAGCAACAGAGTTTGCACCTTTACCTACATTGACACCATTTATAACTTGATCGCCAGTAAACGTGTTAGTACCTAGACCAGCTAAGTTACCAGTTGCAGTAACACCACCTTGCCAAGCAGAACCATTGTAAACTTTGAGTTCGTTAGCAGTTGTGTTAAAGAATAAGTCTCCTACATCTAAGCTGCTTGTAGGGTTGTTTGCTCCTATTCGATATAAGTTAGCAAAACTGTTAACACTACTTAAATTAGAAGCTACAGTATTTACATTACTAATAGAACCACCAACATTATTTACGTTGGTTATAGAACCAGCAACAGTATTGATATTGGTTGCATTACTTACAGCACTATTTATATTTGTTGAGTTACCAGCTACAGAAGTAATATTTGAATTGTTACCAGCTACAGCATTTACGTTAGAGATATTAGTCGCAACAGTAGTTATATTACTTGCATTGCTAACAGCAGAATTTATATTACTAGCGTTACTAACCGCACTATTTATATTACTTGCATTAGATACAGCAGCATTAATATTAGATGCATTTGAATTGACAGCATTTATATTTGCTGTGTTATTAGCAACTGATGTTACGTTTGATGCAATACCAGCAACAGTTGTTATGTTACCGCTTATCCCTGCAACAGTAGTAACCTCTGTAGCTTTTGGTGTAAGCCTATGAAATGTATATGTATGTAATGTAGTTGTAGTCTCTACTATTGCTCCAAATCCAGCAGATAAAACTGTTGACCCACAACCTGTAATAGTAATTGTTGCGTTGTTTGCAGCATTTCCATTTGCAATAGTTACAGTACCGCTTGATGGTGTTCTACTTGTACCAATTTCTTTAATACTTATAAGAGTTCCAGCACCATTATTAACATCAGGGTTTGTATTAGGAAAAACTGTTTCACTTGCAATCGGTACAAAACCACCAACATCATCTACTAAATCTATAATTCTTGCATCTATAGCAGCAGTTGTAGCAACCTTATCATCAGCACTACTCCAAGTTTCACCTGATTGTATTTCTCCTACAGTATCTTTTCCATAAAATATTTCCCCTGCACGTTTAGCTGAATAGACTTTATTATCACTTGTAGAAGTACCAGAAGTAACAACAGCAGTACCACTAAGATCGTTAATAACAGGTGTTGTTAATGTTTTATTAGTAAGTGTTTGTGCATCTGTAAGAGTTACAGCGTTGTTTACTTTTGTATGATCTGCATCTGTAAATACATTACTATCGGTTGCTGATTCTACAAGAGTTCGTATCTCAGCAGCAGTTTGGTCAGCAGTTGCACCTGCTTCAATACCATTTAACTTACTATGGTCAGCATCAGTAAACACGTTGCTATCACTAGCACTTTCAACAAGTGTTCTTATTTCTGCTGCGGTTTGGTCTGCTGTAGCAGCAGCTTCAATAGCATTTAATTTAGAATGATCTGCGTCAGTAAAGACATTACTATCAGTTGCACTTTCTACTAAAGTTCTGATTTCTGCTGCTGTCTGATCTGCTGTAGCTCCTTCTTCTATACCTGCTAATTTATCTGTAATCTCTTGTTGAGCAAATAATATCTGATCTGTATTTGTATCTAAATCTGTTTCTGTTAAAACACTACCATCTTCAAAATCTACTTTCTTTGCACTAATATTTGTATCTCTTTGAAACTTAATAGCAGCACCATTAGCAGGGGTGTTACCAGAAGTAAAGGTAACAGTTGAACCGCTAATCGTATAATGTGTATCTAATGTTTTTAAAACCCCTGCTACTGTTACATCTATTTCTGCGTTTGCTAAGAATGAAAAAGATATTGCAAAGTTATTAGTACTACCATTACCAGTATGTGTAGTTGCTGTCGCTGTGGTGTTAGTAGCCATAGTTAACTTCCTAAGTTAAAGTTTTTGTAATCTTCATTCATTTTATCAAAAAACTTTTTCTTAATTTTTTGCTTTGCATTTATCCTATCGTTAAATTCTGTTTCTGACATCTCTTTCTGTCTATAAAGATTAATACCTGCTTTTATAAATTGAGTATTAATTTTATTCATTTCATTAAAAATAAGTTCTGCTGCTAATTGACCCGAATCTGAATCTCTACCTTCATCTTCGATTGTTCTTTTGGCTTTTTGGTAAATATCACTATCAAAAAATCTATTCATAGCTTCTTTAATATTTATTTTATTAGGACCACCAACATTAATTTCAACAGTATTTACATAAATTTGTAATTTACTATATTCTTTTTTATCTAATTTTTTTGGTACAAAATTCTTTGAACCTACTCCTTTAAAATTAGACCCTCTTATAACTTCTGGTGGCGGAGACATCATTCTTCCTATTAAGGCTGTAGCTTCATATAATCTAAAATTTTTACTTTCGCTAATAGGAGTTGTTGAAAACAATTCAAAACCTGCCCTTTGAGGATAAGTAACAAATTCATTCGTAATATGTTCTACTTGTGGAACTCCTGTACCACCAAGATTATATCCAACTGATTCTCTTATTTTATTAAGAATATTGTCTGCTATTTGCATAAAAGCATTTACTTTATTAAATTCTTCGTCACCATAATCTACATTTTCATTTGCAGTATCACCTGCCCTAGTTTTAGTATCTGGTTTTAAGAACCATTTTAGATCAGAATAATCACCTTCTTCTATAGCTTTTATTTTTGCTAGTTCATCTGTTACACCCATAATATTTAAAATGTCTTCTGGTGTTCTAGCTATTCTTTTTAATAAAGAAGAATAAGGCAAAATACTATTACCAACTTGTCTGCCAACATAATCAAACCATCTTTTCTTTGTATAACTTACACCTTCTTCTGGGTCTGCATTTTCTCCTAAATCTGGTACTGCTGCAATAATATTAAGAAGTTCGTTAAGTTGTGATGTATAAGTTTTGTTAAACATATTTCTACCTGCAAAAGCAACCCAAACTTTTATGAACTCACCAATATCTTTATCTTTTGTTGATAATGGAGCCATCTCTGCAAAGTCTAAAAATATTCTTACAAGAGAAGCCATAGGGTCAGGTATGCCTTCTAAGCTTTTATATACATAAACAGGTTTACCATTTCTATAAACTATATCTCCATCTTCATCATATTTTAAAGTAGCAACACTATATGGCCGCCACCCATTTTTGTATTTAGAAATCCATTCAACAGCACCATTCTTATTAAAATAATTAGGACCACCACCTGTTAAAAACATATGTGGTGGCTCACCACCTACATGGGGATCTTCGTTGTTTTTGTGTGCAGCCAACATCAAAAGACTTGCATAAGCATAACCCATTCTTATTTGACCAACTGTATTTTGACGCACTAAAGGATCAGGACTTGCTAAGTCAGCCCTTATTTCTGGCAATAAAAATTCATTTACAAAGTTAAGGTTTTGTCTTCTACCTCCTATTTTGTTTTGATAAAATTCATCTATACCAAATCCAGCTTTAAAAGGTAATTGATTAGGAAACCTTACTACCATAGGAGTATTGACATAAGGTAAATATCTACCTGCTTCTTTAAACATATTTGTAGGACTTCTTGTAAATTTTAACCAGAACCTTACAAGAGGATTTTTTATAGCCATATTATTAATAAAGTCTGCACCCTTACCAAATAAATCTTCTGTTCTAATGTCTTGTGTAAATGTTATTTGTTTACCAAATTCTTTAGCTTTTAAAAGTATTCTTTCTGTCACTAGATCAGGAATGAATTGTTGTGGACCTGCACCTAACTCTGGGTCTACAAGTCTGCCTATAGTTCCTTCTTGACCTTTTAAAATATAATGTATAACTCCATCAATGTTGCTTTTTACATATCTACTTAGCTCTGACCCACTAAGACCTTTTTTCATTCCTTCGTTAAAAGAATAAAATGCTGTAGCACCAATAATGTTAGGAGTTTGTATTAATGCGTCATTTGCTGTCATTAATCTACTAGGTAGCCTTAATGTTTTACCAGTAAAATCAATAGCGTTGAAAGGATAATATGGTGCATCTAATGGAATAAGACCAGTTTTTCTTGCGATTGGTTCTATTGCTTTGTCTGCAAGTCTTCCAAAACTTCCTTGATTATCAGAAGAAATCATAAATCTTTGGCTAACTTGACCTTTCATATTGCCAACATTCACAAAATTATCTTCCATATCCCATGATCTTTTCCATGTCTGTGCTGCAAAATCAAGGTTATAAAATAAAGCAAATAAATGTTCTTTAGCAGCTTTCAGTTCCGTAACATTATTAGCACCTGCAAAATTATTTAATGAACGCATAAAGGTCATAGCAAGACCAGAAAATAAATTTATTTTTTGTGTGCTTGGCCCTGATAAAACTGCATTAATACCAATCTCATTCATCACTCGACCAAAGCCTTCTAATCCTTTCCATACATTAATTATGTTGCCACTCTTAACTGCAACTAAATTTCTTGGATCGCCTGATATATCTTTTATTAATTGTGATTGTTTAATTAATTCAGAGTAATCTCCTGTTTGATTGGCTCGTCTAACAGCATCTATCATGTCATTTTTTAAATCGATATTTTGTTGTATTAACTCATTTAAAACTGGTGATACATCTATAGATTCTTCTTGTAATTTTTTCTTTTGTGCTGGTGTAAGGTCCATTATTTCTGCTGGCTTTTTACCTTCTAAACCTACATCTGGCTTCATACCCATAGTCTTGAAAGCTCTAGCAACTCTAGTTCTTGTACTAAGACCCATTGTTAACCAATCATCTACTTCATCTAATGCTTCTATAAGATTGTTGATTTCTGCTTCTATTAGTTTTGGATTCTTAGTTTTATAAGTCTCCATCAGTTTGTCGTTTATCTTTGCAACATTTTCTGTTTGCAAAATAATTTCTTGTGCTTCTGCATAAATCTGTTCATCATCTGGAAATTCATCATACAGTTTTGCTTTAAGTTGATGTCTTTCTTTTAATAATTTTGAATTAGCAATACTAACAACGTTGTCATCTTTAGGTGTTTTATTACCTGCTAGTAAATCTAAAGCTTTTGCTTTTGTTTCTTGTTGTGATTTTCTTTGTGTTATTGAAGGAAAAGTATTTTCATCTTTTTTCTTTCTTATGTTTGCTGCTAAAAATTCTTGTTGACCTTCTTTTAAATTTGGATTTTTTTCAATAAAACTAGCTTTTTGTGGATTCTTATTAACATCTCCTAAGTCTAGTTTTTTATTTGGAGTTTTATTTAAAACAGTATTTACTTGATCTTTGTATGTTATATCTGCTGGAATCTCTATAACTAATCCTTTTGTATTAGAAGGTGATGCTGTAGCACTACCTGTTTTTTCAGTAACAAAAGCTTTTACTTTTTTATGTAGTTCTGCACCATGTTTTCTGATTTCTGCTTCTGTAAAACCTTGACTTAAAAATGTTTCTAATATTTTTCTTTCTTTATCTATCTTAAATTGAGTATCAGGTGCTTTCTTGCCAAGTCTTAAAGAGTATGCCATTTTATCAAAATTAGATTCAAAAATAATTTTGGCACTACCATAATTAGGTTTTGTATTTTTATAAGCAGAAGGCATTACATAAGTTCTTACTTCATCTCCTTCTGTTTGTGGTTTTACTTGTTCACCTGTAGTTTGACTTTTAATTTCATTTTCAAGATCAGTTTTACTGACTCCTTCACTTTCTAATTTTGTATTGATAGCTTCGTTAGCTTCGTCAATAATTTCTACAGAGTCGTTGATAGTTTTCTTTTCCTTATTAGTTAAACTACTATCAATTTCTTTAATAGTTTTTCCTTTATATTTAGTTACTATATTATCTAAGCCTTCTACTGCACCTTTAAAACTACCTCCAAAAGTAGTACCAAGACCAAGTGATAACCAATATTCTTCTGGTGCTACTTCATCTCCAAGTATATCTCTTAAAAAAGTCTCACTAACACTTAAACTACCTCCAAAAGCAGCACTTCTTCTTATACCTTTCCAACCTTTTGCAGTTACACCAAATGGAATCATTTGTATAAGACCTGCTGATATGGCTTCTGCTTGACTTATTTTGCTATTATCACCTGCTAAGTTTTCTCTACCTATTCTTTGTTTTTGTGCATTAATATTTAGACCATAACCAATACTAAATTGTCCAATAAGATAAGACCCTATTCCATAAGGACCAAAACCTAATAGTGGTGATAAAGCAACATCAGCAGCAATACCACCACTAATTTCAATTCCCATTCCTTTTGCTAGTTTTTCTAACTCAGTTGCATCACTAGCTTTTACGTCTGTAATTGTAAAGTTTTTATTTTCATAAAACTTTCTTATATTTAATAATCCTTTTTGAAATTTATCAGATTCTAAAACATCTCTTGGTATTAAATTATTATTGAATTGATTATATGAATAACCTAATTCTTGTTTCATTAACTTGTTAATGTTTTTTAAATCATTAGGTCTTTCAATAGGTTTATTACTAAAACCCATATCAGAGAATTGATTTCCTTGAAGAAAATCAAACATAGTTAAGTAATTTAATATTGCAGGTGATACAGAAGCAGCTTTTTCTCCTTCATCTTTAACTGTAAAATCTTCAAATATTTTTCTAGTAATACTAAAATCTTGTTCTTTAAAATCAAAAACATCATTTTGATTTAAAAATAAGCTGTTAACAGTATCACTAAAATCAAACTCAGTATTAAAATCTATAAGACTTAGGTTCTCGTTAAATAAACTACTACCAAAATCTGTTTTAAAATTGGTTTCATTTTGATTAGTCGTAAGTTCTTTTTTTTCAGAACTAAATTCTAAATTATTAGTTTGTGTTTGATTGCCAAATTCTAAGTTAGCATCATTATTTGTTTCACTAAATTCTAAATTACTGTCTTTTTTATCTGTATCTGAAAACTGCAAATTTGAATCTGTCATAATTTAAAACCACCCTTCCTTGATAGCACGATCAATAATCCTTAATACATTTTTATCATAATTCGGATTGGTTGCATAATCTTCAGCTTGTAGCATTTTTATTGCTTCTTGAATACTGCTTGCATTTACAATACCTTTCCTACCTAAGAAATTATCGTTCCATTGTTTTTTGTATTGCATCATCATTGCTCTGATATTATCAAATGTTTTAAAGTCTGCTTCTTCTACTTGT